ACATTGGCTACTGTTGGTACTGTTGGTTGAGGTACTTCTGCAAAAGATAAATTACCAGAACCATCTGTTTTTAAAAAATAATTATTAGTAATAGAGCTTGGCAAAGTTAAAGTATAAGATTGTCCAGCAGAGTGAGGTGGTGCTTTTATTTTTACACCATGAGAATTTTGTGAACAGTTTAATTGTATTTGACCATCATTAGATCCACCATCACCACCAGCAATTAAACCATTGTAATTAGTTGTAACAGTTGCACCTGTTAATGTTTTACCTGCCATTGTTGTAGGTAATCTTGCATCATTAATTGTTCCTGCTGTTATTGAACTTCCATTTATAGCAGCTACATTAAATGTTCCATAAGCAACTATATCTAAAATATCAGCTTGTGTTGCGCCAGTCGCTAATACTACTGATGTTCCACTTGTTACAGTTACATCAACTGCATTTACTAGCTTAACCCCATTTAGGTAGCAATCTATGAATCCTGCGTCATAAGCAAGTGTATTTCCATTATCATCTGATCCTGTAAATGTAGTTTGATTTGCAGAAGCTGTGTATTTAAAGCGATTCGCTGTGCCATTTACTGTGCTACCTGCAGCACTCCACCCACTTGCTTTATAAACTTTTAATTCATTAGCAGTAGTGTCGAAATATAGGTCACCCACATCCAACGAACTGCTTGGTGCTGAACTTGCAACTCTGTATCTTTCACCAAAACTATTAACACCAGTAATATTTGCTGCTGTAGTATTAACATTAGCAATAGATCCAGCTACTGTATTAACATTAGAAATAGAACCACCAACATTATTTATGTTAGTTGTAGCTCCTGCTACAGTTGCAATATTTGTAGTATCACCAGCAACAGTCGTTACATTAGAACTAATTCCAGCTACTGTAGTTACATTTGAACTAATACCAGCTACTGAATTTATGTTTGATGAATTTCCTGCAACTGTATTGATGTTGCTTGAATTAGAATTAACATTTGCAATTGCTGTAGCATTAGCTGCAACAGTTGTTACTTCTGTAGCTTTTGGAACTAATCTATGAAAATTGTATGTGTGTTGTGTAGTTGTAGATTCAACTAAAATACCATAACCTGCTGGTAAAGTTGCTCCATTACCACAACCATTTAATGTTACTGTAGAATTACCAACTGTACCATTAGATATTGTAACTACACCTGATCCATTTGCAGTATGAGAACTTGCAAGTGCTTCAACACTAACAATAGTTCCTACACCATCATTAACATCTGGGTTTGTATTTGGGAAACTTGTTTCATTTGCAATTGGTACAAAGCCACCAACATCATCTACAAGATCAATTACTCTTGCATCTATAGCTGCTGTTGTTGCAATAAAATTATCTGAAGCTGACCAAGATTGGCCAGAGTTAATTAATTCAGATGTATCTTTATTTAAAAATCTAGTGTCTGATGCTGATGTTGTGTAAAAAGTATTGTCATCTGGAGTATGAGCTGCTTGTTCTGATGCCACAACTATTGCTGCATCTGCAATTTTATCTATTGTTACAGCATCATTATTAATTTTAGCTGTTGTTACATTGTTGTCTGCTATTTTAGCTGTAGTTATATTTGCATCTGCAATATGTGCAGTATCAATACTGCCATCTACATAATGTTCTGAATTTATACTATCATCTGCAATCTTACTTCCATTAACTGCATCTGCATTTATTTTAGCAGTAGTAACTGCATTATCTACAATCTTTACAGTTGTTACGTTTGCATCTGCAATTTTTGCAGTTGTTATAGCATCATCAGCTATTTTAGTTGTTGTAACTGCAGCAGCATTTATCTTTGCTTCTGTAACTGCATTAGCATTTACTTGTGAAGCCTGGACAGCATTGTCTGCAATTTTAGCATTTGTTACTGCATCATCAGCAAGTTTAGCAGTTGATACAGAACCATCTGCAAAATTACCTGATCCAATAACTCCTAAAGGTATTGAATTATTTGTAGCACTTAATACTGCAATAAATATTCTTAATGTATTTGTTGAAGAACCTAAATTACCACTATCAAAAGAAGCTGTGATTGATTGTAAAGTACCATTGTTAGATGATGCTGTAATTGTTCCATAAACATAATTACCATCTGCTTTTAAAACTTTTAATCTTCTATTAACATGGTAGATCGCAGTAATATCTACACTACTTGCTATAGTAAATTGAGTAGTTGAAACCCAAGCTGGAGTATAAGCTCCATCACCATCACCATATTCTACCCATTGGCTATCATTAAACCACTCTCTAGTGTTTTTCATTAATGCTCTTATTGCATTATTTAAATCACTAGGAAGCATACCCTCTGCTGTATTTATTCCATTCAGAGAAGTATTACTTGCTTGTGTAGTTGAATAATCTTTAATACCTGCCATTTATTTTACTCCTAATTCATAAACCAACTAAAAGCTTTATCGCTTTCAGTATTATTTTTGTTAATTAATGTATTTACAGCTTCTTCTACTTGTCTTTGAAAAAACTCTTGTAATTCAATTGAATATCTAATGTTGTCTATATCTATTGTATCAGACATTATCTATTGCCACCTGGAGTTACTGTTAAATCTATTCCTTGTGCATGACTCCAAACACTACCTGCTGGAATTTTTACATTAGCTCTAACATATCTACCTGATTGTCTTACTGGATTAATACCAGAGTCATTCATAGCACTTGTTGCTGATGTTGTTACTGCATCTGCTAATTTTTCTCTTGTCTTAACTGTTACATTTGCAACAGCATCTACAATTGGTCTAATGCCTGTAATGTTACTTCTTGAGCCTTTTATTATTTCAGCTTCTTTAGTTTCAAGTTCAGCTTCTAAATTAGTACCAGAAAAAATAGCTGCTTTAAAATTTTGATCAATAGCACCTAATCTTAAATGACCTACACTCCAAAAAGGTGTATCTAATGAAATATTAATTTCATCTAAATTTTCAGAAATTAAATCCATCAACTCAACTGTGTTAAAGCTAACAAATTGTTCAAAAATTTGTGATGCTTGAACATTAGCAATTGTCCACTTTTGCGTTACATAATTATAAATTAATAAACGATCACAAATACCAGTAGTATTTCCTGGATTGTTTTTACTAGGATATAACCATATTGCTAAAGTATTAAATGGATCTACTGCTGCTGTTATTCTATCTGTAAATGCTTTGTTTAAATCTAAATCAAAAAATCTATTTACTTTTTCTGCACCTATCGGCAATATTTGGTCGCCATTGATTTGAAAGAAACCATCGTCTGCATAAAAGAAAACTTGTCTGTTGTCCTGGCAAACTGTTTGACCATAAACTGCACCTCTATTAGGTGATATAACAGAGAATCGGAATACGACATTCCCACCGACAAAATCCATTCTAGTTATTTGATTTTGGCGAAATACATAACCAACCTCACCAGAAGTTATTGCAACTACTTGACCACCTGATCCAGGTAGAACTTGAGTATCTGATGAGCTTACACCAGCTTCCCAAACTGAAATATCGTTAATACCTGACCATGCAACTTTATTTTTTGCATTTTCAATATTACCAGTTACTAAAAAATCTCTTATAACACCACTTACTCTAAACTTTGCCGGTACTGTTCCTGCTGTTGCAATACTTTGTAGTGTTGCAAAGTTAGTTGATGTTCCCATTAAATAATACATTGGTGGATTAACACCATTACTTGCTATTATGTATTGTCCAAATTGAGTAAATGTAAAAAAATCTGTATCTCCACCTGATATTGTTAAAGAACCTTTAACACTTGTAAATGTACCAGATGTTAATTTATAAATATTATTTTTTGTACCTACAAAAGTAAATACTGCATTTGTATTATCTCTAAAACTACCTGCACCTTTTGCATTTTGTGTTACACTTGATGCACCACTATAAGGTACTAAACCTTTTACAGGCTTGTATGAACTTTGAGCATGATAAACATTAGTTGCTACTGTTGCACCTGGATTTAAGTTGTCTGGTTGGTCTGGCAACCACTCACCAAAAGGTAATTGCATATTTATTTCCTATTATGAAGTTGAAATAAATGGAGATGCTACTGAAGTTACAGTTCTTACTTGTAAAGGACTTCCATTATATTCATCTTCTCTATCGTTAAGTTCTAATCGTTCCATAGCTGTACTATACATTAACTGCCAAGTTTGAATTTGTTGTGGATTAATACCACCTAAAAAATTTGCAGCATGGAATAGTGATCCATATAAATATATTGCTGGATGATTTGTTAAAATAAAATTAGTTGCAACAGTTGAGCTTAAAGCTGAAAATCTTTTATAAAAATTAATTACTGCTGTGTAAGTTGCGTCTGGTTTTGGAGAAAATCTAAATGTGTCTCCTAAAATTGTATATGTAGTTGGTAATCCAGTAGTTGATGT